TAGAATTTCATCTCTATTAGATTTACGATACACGTTAAATGAAGACTCTTGAGTTCCTGCCTCAATTGGCTCCATCTTAAATTCAACCTTTGAGTCTGGTGAATCTGGTGGAAGAGGGATATATAAAGATCTATGATTCTTGCCTCTTAGTCCAACCTGGAAGAACTCTAGAAGCTTACGCTCTGATTCTGTAGATAACTTAGCACCCTTTACAGTGATAATATATCTTGGGACCGCCTTGTTTTCGAAGTAGTCAAGGTTGTACTTGCCAGCGAATTCGTTTCCTGCCATTGCATTCTGTGATGCAATAATATCTGGGATACCATAATAGTTATTTGTTGGAGTATACTTCTTTAAATGAATAATCTCATTTGGTCTTTCTAGTCCGCCATCAATCGGATTTGGTGTGTCTTGATCTCCAAAGTTACGGAAATAAACAGCTTTGCCATAAAGCAATTGAATAAAGCCATCACGCAAACGGCGAACTCGCATAGTCTTTGCTGGTATATGTCCGATATATCCAATCTTACCTGCTGAGGTTCTACCAATTTCAAGGTAGCCATTACCTGTGGCCTCAACATCTGTGTAGGCCTTGATTAAAGTTTCAGTAAATGTTTCTTCTTCATTGCATTCCTCTAGCCAATCATATAAATCTTGGCGAAGTCGATTTAGTTTACGACGTGCACGTTCCAGTGCTTTATCGTCTGTAATGTTATCAAACGCTTCTTGTGTTTTTCTTGTCTCAACAAAGTCGTGGCCTAAGCCAACGATATTGGAAACTTTAGCATTAATTGCTGCATAGTTGTATGGTGAAATTTCATAAATCTGTGAAAGATAATCTAAGTTATATGGTGGCTCAATAAGATCAAACATTGCGTAGCCAGTAATAGCTTGTGCAAGGAGGTTCTGTTGTGTTTCTGTTCCGTCAATTCCTTGGAAACGCTTTTGCAAATCTCTGTTCATCTTGCGACGGAATGAAGCGCCTAATCCAGACACCTTTGTTAAATCTTCTCCCTGAATTTTAAATGGGTCATTGCTCTTTGATTCCACTGGGGTATTAAATCTCATCCAATCTGCAACATTGGAAATTGATACTTCTTCTCCGCCTTCATCATCAATAAACTCTATCATCTTGTCCCCCCATTTTTAAGAGCCTTCATCTGGTCTTTATATTCACCAATATCCAAAGGATCTGGTGTGAGTCCCCACTTTAATCTTGTTTGCTGTTCTTCAAATTCTTCGTCGTTGATTTTTCGTTTACCCATAAGAAATTTAGGCCCGCCCTCATATATACCGTATGAGCGAACTTCTCTAGCCAAAGCATCGATTCTGGATCTATTTCCTTTTTTGGACGTGATCGAAAGAAAGTTTCCATCATCATCTCCTATCCAGCGTCCGTCTGGCATTTCCCAGACATATACTCCAAGAGTTGTTTCGTCCTCATTGAACTTGGCGCCCATTCTTTTAATATCCATAGGTTTTTATTTTACCATTCTTTACTATCTAAGTCCAGCTTTTTGTCAAGGTAGGTGACAAATTTATACGCTTTGCACCACAACCCAGTCATTATCATAATATACTGGAGCTAATTCTGTCATGTCTATGACTGGATCGGTGGTTGAAGAAGACGGTCTTCCACAATATAAATCGAAATGGGTATCTACCATTTCCTCAGTAAGAGATCTATTATATATTGCAATATTGTTATATAGATTATCTGGTCCGCCTGAAGTTTCATAATTAAATTGAAGGGATCCAGTTACTGATGCTGAAAATACTAAAACAATATGATGTGGCTCTCCTGCCACCAGGAAATTGCTTATATTGGTCTGTGAGGTCTTATCTACCCCATTGACGTAAACCTTGCTTATAGAGGCCTTAGAGACCGTTCCAGACCCATTCCAGGCGTACTTGGTGCTGGTTGTTGTATCATAGAATAAAGTATTTGCTCCAGTTGTTTTAGGAGTAAAAAACATCTCTACTGTATTTATATCTAATTCAGTATTGATATCAAATCCATATCCTGAAGCAGGCCTAATTCCATTATTATAATGTCTAAGAAGCGGGGAATAATTTAAAGACCCTATGGCAAATTGATCATCTGACTCAATATAGCTATTAAAGTTATCGGCATATATTCTAGTCTGGCTATAAAACTTAATTGAGAAATGCGATAGTCTTGGCAAGAATTTGCTAGCATCTGTAGTAGTCATGGTAATTCTAATATATAGAAGCCCATTTGTATCAAAGCTTCCTTTTTTATATTGTGGAATTGCCTCTCCATTTACGCAAGGAAGGTATATTGTTCCGTCTATACTGGTTTCAACTGATATGCCTAATTCATTCCGCCACTCAATTTTAGAGTTTGTGAATCCTGACTCCGTTGGAACAAATAAAAAGTCATTGATAGTAAAAGACTTCGACTGGGCTGTATCTGTTGGAATAAATCCTATATATTTACCCTTATCATCATAGTATGTATTTGATTCTATAAAGCTATCCCATGTAGCATCTACTCCATAGGTATAGCTGAAATCTATTCTATTTGTTCTATCTGAACATGAAAATAATGTTCCTTCTTCTGGGTTCACTACATGTATTGGCTGTATGTAATAATTGGCATCATTGTAATGTCTTGTAATTGCCGCTGAATTTAATCCATATCGATATACTGCTGGAGCATCTACTATAAAAGAATCTTCAGAGTCAGATGTTGGACCTATCTGTAGGTCAAATGCTGTATTTGTAAATTTAAAATTAGGATCTAGAGTTTTAGTTGCAACCTGAGTTCCGTCAATATATAGAGAAATAGAATTTACTGAATATATACCTACGACATGTATTGTTTTCTTAGTATATGTTACTGCCCACCTAATTTGTTCTGTGCCTGAAGCCTTAAATACTACATCGCCCTTTTCCCAATATAATCCTATGCCATCTGTTGTATCGGCAAATATTGTTGTTTCTGATGATGACTGAATAGATGGACTAATCCATACCTCTAAAGTAAAGTCATTATCTGATGAGTATTTGTTTGCAAGTCCATTTGAAACGCTTGATCCATAAAAATCTTTTGATGTTGGTAAAGTAATATATGCTGTATTAGTTATCCTGGTTCCCGATACCCCGCTTGGAATTAATGGCAACATGTTTGATGCAGGAGAACCAACGTAGGTTCCGTTATTGCCACATCCAGATGAATCTGCTGCGATAACACCAGAGGACTCATCCAGGGGCCAAAAGCCCACTGGAGAGTCCTTGATGACTTTCAGCTGGTAAGACATATTTTATATTATACAGTATTAGTTATCAGATTGCTTATTTGCTTGGTTAAGAAGGGCTACTACCATTTCAGCTGTTTCTCTAGTAGAAATAGCGCTGGCAATATCTTTTGCTGCCGATCTGATATCCAATAGACTTGCTTGTCTTTGAATCTCAAACTTCTTTGAAACATCCGTAATTACACGAAATGTTCCATTGAGGTCTTTAACTACAAAAAAGAGGGTCTCAACTTTTTGAGAGTCATCTTCCTTTACTTCATCTTGCGGTGTAGATTCTTCTACGTTTTCCATATTTTCTGTCATTTTTTCTCCTAGGCTAAGAAGTGCTTAAGTATCGAGGCCGTCGCCAAGATGCACCATGCTATATTAAACCATATAATTGTTGGCAATGTTTTAATTGTTGAAGTAACTATCAATGTCATACTTGAAATCAAAGCAAAGATGAATAGCCACCACCATTGTTTACCGAAAAGCAATCCAGGAAAGATAATACTAATCTTTGTTCCAAATGAGACTGCCTCTATAGTATTTACTTTGTTCCAGTAGGACTTTTGAAAAAATCTTTTACTGACTACTTTAAAATCATTTAACTGCATCATGTCTATCCTCGATCATTTTTAAAACCTGTTGCCAATTAGCAGAAGTTTGTAATGTTAAGTTTTGCTTTATTTTAAAAATCTCATAATTCTTGTTCTCTTCTTCGGAATAAGTATTATTGAACTCTTTTATATAGGGCTCTAAATTAAGTATACCATTTCCCTGCATTACAAACAAGTAGTTTTCTAAGGCAAAAATATTAGTGCCTTCAAAATCTTTATACTCTAAAATATTATTCTTAGATTTAGACAATATTTGTTTTGTGAAGTCTGGCATTTTGTTATTGATTGTAAAATTTTTCCAAAACTCTGTGTCATCCCTATTGGTTACATAATGAAGGTAGATAAAATTTAATATTTCTTCTTGATCTGACCTAAATTTAGCATTAAAATTATTTTTGTCTGGTTCTGTGGCCTTAAGCAGATCTTCTATATTTCCTGGAAGTCTTTTTAAACTTTGAAGGCTTGACAAGATAGAAGTTGCTTCTAGCGGTTCAATGAAAGCTGAAGATAACCCAACAGCGATGCAGTTTTTAATCCAAACATTTTTAAATGACCCTGGATTAAATTCAAAAAATAATCCCTGCCTTGGAGGCTGAACTTCAAATCCAAAATACTCTTCGACTTCTTTTTTTGCTTCCTCTAATGTTATATAAGAAGAATCAAACACATATCCACAACCATATCTGCTTTGTATTGGAATCTGCCACATCCACCCATACTTCATTGCAACAGCGTTAATATGTGAAGTAACTCCCTTTCCCATCTGCTCGTGAGATAGAAAAAATGGAAAAGCTTTATCTGCTGGTAAATGCTCTGAGTAACTTTTCCATTCTGAATTATAGTATTTACCAATTAATAGTCTTTTAAATCCGCTGCAATCAAATACAAAATCTGAATGAACGGCATTGCTTTTGCAATTTATTTTAACGATTTCTTTATTAGAATTTTCTTCAAATGATATTATTTCGTCATCAATATAAAATATACCACGCTCTTCTATAGCTATTTTTTTAAAATATTCTGCGACCAACCTGGCATCAAAATTTAAAGAAAAGTGTGCCAGCCTATCAGAATTTATTGAAAAAGGAAATTTATTATTTTCTGCTAAATTTGAATTAAAGTCAAACTGGTGCTGTTTATTGTTCTTTGCTATAGAGTAAATTATTGCTCTGGAGTTATACTGAGTTACTGGATCTATAAAAGAGTTTAGTGTTGATATGGCTAGGTCTTCATCTGCTGCAAATGAGTTGTAATAGTATCCGCCATCTTTATTCCAGTTGCTAAATTTTGCTGAAACTTTAAGGGTTGCTTCGCAGTTACGAATTAATTCATAAAATGGAATTTTTATAATATCAAGGAAATCTATGAACATTGGGGTGGTGCTTTCTCCAGCTCCCAGTACTCCTATCTCTTCGCTTGCAATAACAGTTACCTTAGAATCTGGGTAAATTTGTTTTGCATATAAAGCGGTAATCCATCCAGCGGTTCCTCCGCCAATAATAACTATATTACTCATAAGACTTCCTATTCCATTTAAAGTTTTTATACCATCCAAATGCTCTTCTTGTTGTATCGAATTCATTTTTAATTGCTATGTCTGTTATTGATTTATCATGTTCAGATTGCCAGTTTTCTCTTTTAAATGGCATAACTTGATATATGGGAGTACCTACTGGGATAATGCCCTCAAAGCCTGATTTTAAAAAGAATGGCAGATTGCCTCTTGCCATTGTCATGTCAGAGTCAACAATACCAGAAAGTGTAGTAAATGGAAGATCAAACCTATTGTGTGGGTGAGATATTAAAATACTATAACCCTTTGGGGTCTGGATATTAAACAATGACTTCCATGCGTAATGATCTTCATCATGACCTGCTGGTGTGGGCAATGTTTTATTTATTCTAGGTCTTTTTTCAATTGGATCTGGTCCAAGTCTCCACTGTAGCTTTGGCCCAAGTTCCGTCTGCTCTACAATAATATCTGTCCATAAAAAGGCAGTGTACCCAGAAGTCATTGCGTCTAAAAATGGCATACATAGCTTTAGCCCATGATTACTTGTGCCATTTCCTATTTTCATATTTCCGCCTACAAACCTTTCAGCATCTCTATACCATTCTGGTATATGCTTTTTAGCAGCATTTGGAATATCTATTAGGTCATTTCCTTGAATTGAAAATTTTATTTTTTTACTCATATCTTATCCTTATATAAAGTATTTGATAAGTGCTCATATACTGTAGGAAGCTCTTTAGAAAGCTCTGACCATTTATTTTTATTTTCAGACCAAATTTGATCTAGATAGTTTATTCTTCCTTGTACATCAATTCCTAGAGAAGCCTGATTAGTATAAACTTCTGTTGCAGAAATAATAGGATAATTTAATCCAGTTGCAACACAACTTAGTCCCGATGCTGGACCTCCGTATTCATTTCTAGATCCCCACTTATTTATATAAAATTTTCTTGCTACTAGATCTAGCGGCGTGGATGCTATGGTATACTCACTATTTATTAATTCTGGGTAATAGGTTTTTCCAGTAGCATTTTTCCAATACTCTGTATCATCCCTTAAAGAAAGAGCATAGTGTAGTGTTACAAAATCTGCAAATAAATTAAACTGCTCAAATGTTACATTGTTGTATGCATCTCTGTCCCACTGTGAAACCTTTTTTCGCTCTAAAGTGGCACACAAATATTCCAAGAACTTATGAACTGTAAAAAGTCCATTACTTTCTAGCGGTTCAATGAAGCCAGCGGCTAATCCTATTGCTACTACATTTTTAACCCATGTTCTTTTATGAATTCCAATTTTAAATTTAACATCTTTAAAGCTCATAGAATCTACGTCTCTATCTGGATTATATGCACTCACATAGTCTGTTTTTAAATAATTTTTAAATTGATTTAAGGCATCTTCTGGCGAAATAAACTTATCACTATACACATATCCAGTACCTATTCTCTTCCATGAAGGAATATTCCACACCCAACCATTTTCTATAGCTGTACATGTAGTATATGGCTCCATCTCTTTATTTTTATCAATATAAGGTATTTGCGTAGCCCATGCTCTATTGTTTGGAATTTTATCAGAATAATCAATCCACTCTTCCTGTAAAGCTTTTCCAATTAATATAGAGTGAAAGCCAGTACAATCTATGAAAAGGTCTGAATATACCTTTTCACCACTATCTAATAAAAGATAGTCAATACCTGAATCGGACAATGACCAATCTTTTACTGTATTTGTTTTAAGGATGACACCTTTTGGTAAACAGAAGTTTTCTCTTAACCATGCTCCAAACATGCTTGCATCAAAATGTAACGCCGATCCAACACTGGAATCAAATAATACGGTTCCGTCTTTATCTTTAAAAATATTAGTAAATTTATTTTCAGGCAGTAGGTGTGAGACTGGGTAGAATGTATCTGTATAGTCTTCTACAGGAGTTTCTGGATTAAACATCTTTTTTACATACCAGTCTTCTGTTTCTCCCATACCCTTTATTGAATCTACAATTGGTCTAGTAAATGGGTAATGAAATGATCCACTTCCCTTTTCATAAAAATCTCTAAATTTAATACTTAATTTATATATTGCATCGCATTCCGCCATAAATTTTTCTTTAGGCAGTCCAATTAACCTAAGCCAGTCATTCATAAAGCCAAGGGTGCTCTCGCCGACACCTACTGTTGGAGTATCTGGACTTTCAATTACAATAACTTCTTTTTCAGGAAATACAGACTTAATTGTTGCAGCAGCCATCCATCCTGCGCTACCTCCACCAACAACTACAACTTTATTAACTATTAAATTCATATTATTGCCTTTTTAATTTCCTTTATAGCTATTTTATTAATTCGTTGTGAATTAAATTTTTCATAAAGATCTTGGAGAGAAGTATTCTTTTTATACCTTTTTATTTCTAATGAACTTTTTACAATATCTTTTAGTGTATCAGTAAAATAAAATTCTATAAAATTAATTTTTTTATCTGTGTCAAACTTTACATAGAATAGGTCGTCCCCCTTATCCAAGGTAAATCTTCCATTATCGTATATAGAGTATGATGGGATTAATGGTCTAAACCAATTTGAAATATTAAATTGTCCTGGTATTAAATGAGCATTATTTAAATTTTTATTTGATAGAAATGGTTGACTTAATGTTATATTTATATCATTTTCTGAAAATAATGATAATGGAACCAAATAATCAAGTATGACATTTTTATCTGAATACTCTCTTACAGATATATAATCTTCTAGATTATTATCTAACCAATCTATAGTTTTATTGCTATTTAATTTTATATCTAGGGTCATAGGGTTAGTAAATGCAAATGTATTCTTTAATAAATTTGTAACAGCTGGGCAGCCTAGCCAATTTACATCATCCTGTACAGGATTTCCTATTTTTTTATGTAAAGAAGACAATACTGGGCTTATAGAAATATCCATCATATAATTCATGTTTTCGGTAAACATGTTATATTTTGACCAGTATACATTTATCATATAATCAGTATATCATTTATATGTGATATAAGTCAATGGGTATGTGAGTGTCCCCACTCAAATTTATTTACCCCTGGCCCTTCATTTACATTTCCAATAAATCTTAATGTATCTTTTATAACATTTTCAATAACCTTATATGATACTTCGATCATATTTGCAATATGAGGAAGGTTTAAATGCTTAAATTCTTCTTTAATTACAATAGGAGACTTTTCAAATAGATCAATATTATTTTCAGAAAAAATAGAAATTACATCTTTATATGTAATAAAATTATTTTTATCTTGCCATGCATCTAAATACATTTCAAGGGCAGAGTCTTTTGCTAGAGCAACCAATCTTGGGGCTAATATGTTATTATTTATCATCCGCTGGCTTTTTCAATAAAGGAAGTCCAGATTCTGGAACTGGTTGTCCCAATAAATTATCTATCACACTTTCTGGCGGAAGCTTGACTAAAAGCAATTCAATTTCATCTGTAGTCAGGCCCAACTTTAACAAAATCTTTGATTTTTCTTCTAAAGCTTCTTTTAATTCTTCTTTTAGTTTAGCAACATCTTCTTCAGAAATTCTTTCAATTTCTGGCTCTGTATCAACATCTTGAATTATCCAAGAATTTTTTTCTTTATTAAAATAACAAATATGAGTTTCTGGATTAAATTCTGGAGCAGGTATTTCTGTAGAATATGCTGGCATTAACCATACACCTGGCTCTAGCGGAGATTCATCTACGCTAGATTCTCCGACAAACTCCATGGTAATAGGGTTGTAAGTATAAGCAATCATAGATTTTCTTTTCTATTATTAATTAAGTTTAGATTAAAACTTAATGCAAAAACGCATTGCTACGTTTCTAGGTCTTAGCTGATCTCCTTCAGCAACTCCGCCAGAAACATCGATGCTTCTTTCTCCAGCAGAATCTCCAAATGGTTCCCATCTGAATTCATTTGATGTTCCCCATCCGAAGTGTGATCCACCCTGAACCTGAGCGTGACCCCATCCGTAAAGGTACCAAGATCTGGTCTGGTGACGGTGTCTAGGCATCATTGCTGCTTGTGCAGAAGCAAATCCTCTACCACTGTCTGCTCCACGACCATCATCAAAACCACGGATAAATTCTCCACGAAGATCTGGGACGTTAAATGTAGTTGAGCCATCACCTCCACCAAAGTTTCCTCCAATTGCTGCGAACAAATCTGCGTACAGAGTACGACTGATTGCTGCACCATTGCAGTGTATGTATCCATTTGGTGTGCTATTTGCTCCCCAGGCAATTACTGTTCCTGCTGGAACAATGCCGCCCAATGAGTTGTTTAATAAGTTGGTTAACGTTGCCATTATGCTATGATTCTCCATCCGTAAGTTGTATTGCTAAACATTAATCTGACAGAAGCATTGTTTATGTTAAACGGCATATCTTCTGCAAGGCCCTGGATTAGCTGTCCATTTCGGGCAATATTTACTGGCGTATTGAATGCTGTACCAGCGATATCTGTTAGAACTATTTCATCTCCAAGTGCTGGTGATGCTGGCAGTGTCAGTGTTAGTCCTGAAGCTGGAACTATAAAGTAATTTCCTGTGCTTTGTACGCCGCTTGTTCTTAGATTTCCACGAGCAACCAGTGTTTGAGAAGTGGTGATAATCGTTGGTCTCATATCAACATATCTCTTAGTTGCTACTGCAAGATCTACTCCAGCAGTTGGGTCTTGAGACACTTGAACTGTAGTTCCACCAGTAATTGTTACTGTGTTAGCATTTAGAGATATTGTTCCATTAAGTGTTGAATCTGCTGCACCAATTGTTACGTTAGTTGTTGAGCCAGATACACCATTTGTACCAATATTTACTGTCTTAATTGTACCGCTTGCCGTTGCACCTGTTCCAATATTATATGTAGATGTAGTTGTTACAGCATTTCCAATATTGACTGTGGCAAACGGCAATGTGAGTGCTGAGTTCTGAGATGCGGTTGAACCAATGTTTACGTTAGTTGTTGAACCAGCAACACCATTTGTACCTATGTTAATTGTTCTTGTAGAGCCAGATACCGTTGCTCCTGTTGCAACATTGTATGTTGATGCACCAGTTGATGATGTAAACATATTTACTGTCTGTGCTGCTGTTGCAGTATTAGCAATATTTAGTGTTGTTGCTGCTCCAGCAAAGTTTACAGTTGTTGCTACTGTGTGCCATAAAGTTTGTGCTGTCTGTGTTCCAACTATTGTTGGGTTACCAACTGTAATTGTTCCTGAGCCAGTACCGATATTAATTGTACTTGCTGCTCCAGCCAGATTAAGTGTGGCTACTGTATCGTTTACAATATTCATTGTAGTATTTGATGAGTAAATATCTCCACCAGTTGTATACAAGTCTCTAATATGTAAATCGTTTGTTGTAACTGTATTAAAGTCAATTGTTGATGTTGGCTTTGTTTCAACACCTGAGAACAACCACCAGTGACCTGTTAGGTGATCTCTTGAAAGACCTGTGTATGATCCACGGAATGGTCCAGATACAGTTGCTGTTCCCTGGCTTCCAAGAACTAGTGTAGTTGTTCCTGGATTTGGCTTTGATGTTGTAACTGTACCAGATGAAGCAGTTTCGTTAATAGTTGTTGCTGTCTGAGCGTATGAAACCTTATTTGCTGCAGGAACTGCAGTTACAATAAATGTTCCGTTGAATGATGCTGAAACTCCAGCTACTACGATTTGCTGTCCTACGATGTAATCGTGATTTGTTGAAAGTGTAAGTGTTGATACGTTTGCAGTTCTATTTCTACTTGTTACCGTCTTTTGTGTGGTTGTAACAAGTGTTGTATTAGGAACGTCATCCTGTGGAACTTCAAATGATAGGCTGTAAGGTGTTACAGATGATTTAGCTGAAACAATAAGTGTATCATTAATTAGTGGATCAACGTCTTGAATAACAGTTGAGTCACCAATTGATTCCTGTGGCGGATTTGTCAAAATAACTGTTGCTACACCATTTGTGATAGACCATGATGTTACATAGTTAATGAATGTCTTATTTGTTCCTGAAGAAGTCACATCTGCTGCTGTCTTAGCAAATGAGAAGGACTTTGTTGTTGGTACCGCTGTAATTACGTGTGTACCATTGAATGTTGGAGCAACTGTTCTAGCAACCTGTACAGAACCAGTTGAAGATGTTGGTGTCTGAGCAGGGCCAGCCTGAATGTATCTAAATGTTGTTGATGAAGGAACATCATGAATTTCGAATGATCCATTCATCAAAGCGTTTACGCCAGATACTGTTACTGTCTCTCCAGCAACGAAATCGTGTGGCTCTGATGTTGTAAGAGTTACATAATCAAAGTTTGTTGTTCTAGAAACTCTAGTTGTACCAGCAGATACGTTAGCAAAGTCTGGTAGTCCAGTATTTGCGAATGTGAACGCATTGCTTGTTACGGATGCAATTGTAAATGTTCCGTTATATCCAGAGTCAGCACCAGTAATTGTTACTGATTCTCCGACCTGATATCCGTGAGCAATGTCTACTGTAACTGTAGCTACGTTTGAACCATCTCTTGCAACAAGAACAATGTTTGCATCGTAGTCTGTTACTAGAGGAATCGTCTCTCTCTTTCTTACGATTGGGAAGAATGTTGAGTATGTAGTTAGAGTATCAATGTCTGCTACTACTACTGTATCTCCGATTTCAAACTGATGGGCTGTCTGACCAGTTGAAAGAGTTGCTACGTTATTTGTTAAAGATTTATTTGTTGTGGTATATGGACCAAACACTAGATTTGGACGGAGGCTTCGTGACTGACCTAGGAAGGCAAAGTCTACGTTATCTCCAGAAGTCTGACCGTTAGCAACGAAGATCATTGGATCTACAACTGCTAGGTTTTCAGTCTCAACAACTGTTCCTGAACCACCGAATGTAATTTGACCAGCAATGTTAACATCACCAGCAATATTCATGTCACCCTGAATACCAACTCCACCGACTACTGTCAAAGCTCCTGTTGAAGGAGATGTGGATGGTGTAGCAATTTCAATGTGAACGTTTACATCTGGATAGATTGCCATCTGGTCACGACCAGTGCTAAATCCTCCAGCTGCGAATATGATAGCATTTACATCACCGTTTCCACCTGTTGCAATAACTAGGTTACCGTCACCAGTTGTATTTTCTGGTGCTTCGTAGAAGATATATCCATCGTTTGGACCTGTGATTCCGAATGCTGACTGGCTAAATGTTGAACCAGTTACACCCATGTCGATCCAACCAGATACGTCGTCACCGTTTGATGCGTATACGATAATATCTGTTGAAGCAGATGATGTTGGGTTGTGAACTGCCATCTGTGCGTATGGTCCGCCAGAGAGTTCAGCTACAAACTTAGCATTGGTTAGGTCTGCTGCATCGTGGAATGCTTCTGCGCCATCACCAACATAGATTGTTCCCTTTGTTCTTAGGAGTCCGTCGAATGACATGTCTCCAGTAATACCTACACCACCAACTACTGTAAATGCGCCAGTTGTAGCGTCTGTTGAAGGTGTTTCAATTTCAATGTGTACGTTTTGATTTGGAGTAATGACCATCTGCTCATTACCAGTTCCAAGTCCACCTGCTGCAAATACGATCTTGTTCTGTGTACCAGTGTTATCTGTTGCTATTACAAGATTACCTGCTCCAGTTGTATTTTCTGGGGCTGACATAAAGATGTAGCCATCATGAGGTCCAGTAACACCATATGTTGGATCATTGAATGAGGCATTTGTGATACCCATATCAACCCAACCATGCATATTATCGCCTTCAACTGCGTATGCAATATAGTCTGCTGAAGATGAAGTTCCTGTTCCAAGGTTAACTAAAGAATTTTGTACGTATCCTTCAGAATCTCCAGCTGCGATAACTACTGCATCTGTAAGACCTGCTGATGTTTCAAATGCTGTTGCTCCAGCACCCACTGGAAGTTTTGTAACTCCCTGAAGGTCTACGTTTCCTAGAACTGAAAGGTCTCCAGCAATATTTACGTCTCCAGTAATACCAGCACCACCAGCAACAACGAGTGCTCCGTTATTTGCTGCAGTTGAATTTGTTGCAATTTCAATGTGAACCATTGTATCTGGAATGATAATCATCTGTTCACGTCCAGAAGCAAAGCCTCCAGCGGCAAGAACGATTCTGTTATCTGAACCAGTGTCACCTGTTGCTAAAACAAGGTTACCAGCACCAATGTACATTACTGCTGTTCCAGTAGTTGGAGCAGAAGGAATGTCAGCGTTTGTTTTTGCATATGTAAAAGTTGTTGGAGTTGGAGTTCCTGTAATTGTATATCTACCGTTGAATGTAGCGCTTACTCCAGAAATTTGAACAACTTTACCAGATGTAAATCCATGATTGGCCTGTGTGGTTACAGTCACTTCATTGTTTGTAAGTCCAATATTTGATATGCTTGCAGATACTGGCTCTTGCGCTGTACCGAAAACATAAGCATCGCTTGGACCAGTTACTCCGAATTGAGATGCTGCGAAGTCTGGGCCAGTGAATCCCATATCTGCCCAACCAGCATCATTTGTAGAGCCTGTTGTATAAGCGATAAAGTCTGCAGACTGAGCAGTTCCATCTCCTGTTGATAAATCTAAATTATTAATTACTACACCTTGTGCAAATTCTTCTGTATCCCATGAAGCAGCGGTTGCAACGTCTGTAAGTGCAGCATCTCCTTCAATGAAGGCTCTTGCTCCATCACCAAAGTATAGGTTTGTTACATCTCTTTCGAATGTTGCTACTGAACCATCTGTTGTAAGAACATATCCTGCACGTCCACCTTGAGCTGGAAGCAAACCAGTTGCTCCCTTTGCTAGAATATCCCAATACTCTTCGTCATCTACTAAGAATGGGCCAGATGTGTGGTCCTGTGTTGCAATTCTTGCATTTTCTCCATCAGAGATAACGTCTCCAGAAACATATAAAGTTGCAGCAACCCATGCGCCACGATATCTAATTCCTGAGTTATACTTTGACCACTTTCCACTATTAAGATCTGTGGCAAAATCTGCTGAAGATGAGTGGAAAGTATTTGTTAGGTATGTGCTTCCGCCCCAGTTTACAACGTCTCCAGCTAGGTACTCATTTGCTGCTGTCCATTCACCCTTATAGCTAAATCCAGATGTAAGAACATTCCAGTATGTTGTATCGCTTGGAGTGTTACCTAAAGTATCACCCTTTGCAATATAAATTGTAGAGCCATAAACAATAATATCGTTAATGTGGTATTGTGTTGCTGGGTTATAGGTTCCCATTGCACGAACACCATCAACAAATACTGTCCATTCAGTAGCATTTGTTGAAGGAACTTTATTTACGTTATTGACATTAGCTATGTAAATTCTTGCGCCATATGCAACTAATTGATTTGGTTTATACTGTGTTGCCTGATTCCATACACCAGTTGCATCAATACCTGATACAAACTCATCCCAGAATGCTGTTACAGTAGGAAGATTTCCTACTCCGTCTTGCTTAGCAATATATACAGATCCGCCGTATGTTACTACGTCATTCTTTTGATAATTTCTTGTATCTAAAAATGCACCTTCGTACTGAATTCCGTCTGCAAACTGTGACCAATATTGTGCATTTGGAGGAGTTTGTCCTGAACCAGTTTTGATAGAAATATAAACCTTACCACCATGTGCGACACCATCTCCAACTCTGTATTCTGTAGTTGGGTTATATGCACCAGTAAACTTTAGACCTTCAATCATCAATGACCAGTAGTTGTCATTAGTTGGAAGATTTCCAGTAGATGAAAGTGCGTATGTGTAAACGTATACGTTACCGCCGTACTTAACTACGTCATTTAGTTCATAGGTAGCAGAATCGCTCCATAGTCCTGCAAAGTAGAATCTAATTTTGCCAAGGTCAATAAGTTGTGTCATTTTATATTATCTCCATCAAAAGATTTGAATTTGGGGTTGTGTCCCACTCAAATTGTACCGTATGTTTCGTCCAAAACCAAGCCTTATAATCGGTCTTGCGGATTACTCCTTCGGAAGGGAATCTGACTGGGCTTCCATCATTTATTACTTCTATTACTAGCTTTCCAGTGTCGTTATCGTATCTAAAACCATAAAAAGTCTTATTTTGAAAACTTAGGTCTATTTCAGTTGTATTTGTATAATCGTACATTTTAGATACCATCCAATACTGAGACAACTATATCAAAGGAGTCTGCTGTTGCTCCGACTGCCTTTAACGCATCGCCTGCTTGTAAAAATATTTTATTTCCAGAAATTGCTTCAAAATTGTGTCCACCATCTATTGATCTGTCTTTTGTGACATAATAAATCTCTGAATTATTTTCAATATAAAGAGATACAGATGTTGTTGATCCGTGCCTATTAGCAACTGAGCATCCAGAAATTACTGTAGCAACCTCAGCATCAACTAATGTGACTGGTGTTGTTCCTACTAGATTTGCCTTAGCGTTACTAAAATTGGCCATATCGTTATTATACCTTACCCCTTATTATGATAGTGCTATTAAAAGTCCTATATCTGTTTCTCCGCCACCGCCACCACTTTGTCCAGCAAGAATGACCTTATTAGTGGCATCGTTGTATGTTGCTGTTATGTTTGTATGTCCTGAGTGGGCTAATAGAGGTGCAGCAAAGTCTTGAACTTCTTCTTGAGTAAGAGTCGCTCCTCCAGTAGATAAAGCATTCCAAACTGATCCATCCCAAACAAATGTTTTTCCAGATATAACATACTGCTGTCCATTTGTTGGAGATGATGGAAAACCTAGTGCTGATGACATATTTACCCCTTGTTATAATTTTATCATAAATTATACTTCAACCCAGAATGAGCCTTCATATATATATGTTTTTGCTGTTGAAGAATTTAACCAAATAGAGCCGAGGACTGGACTTGTTGGTGGTATAGATGTTACAGCAGCTATTGCTTGAGAACTTGATCCACCGACTTCTATCCAGAATGCTCCGTCCCAGATATATGTTTTACCATTATCTGAGTCTAACCAAATGTCTCCTAGTCCTGGTGTTGATGGGGCTGTAGGAGAAATTATTACAGAAGCTCCACCACCGCCACCGCCAGAGTTGCCTTGAAGAACAATTCTATTATTTGCATCATCGTATGAAGCAGTTATGTTTGTATGAAAAGCGTGATTTAATAGTGGGGCTACAAAGTCCTGTACTTCTTCTTGTGTTAAAGATCCGCCAGTAGAAGAAGATGTAAGTAAAATTTTATTATTTTGATCATCATATGTTGCTGTTATATTTGTATGTAGGCCATGATTAAATAAAGGGGCTACGTAATCCTGGATCTCTTCTTGTGTTAATTGTGGGGCAGACCCAGTAAAGCTAATTGTTCCATTTTCATCATTATAAGAAACTAATATATTTGTATGTGTACCAGATGTTATCATCTGAGCTGCAACATCTTGAATTTCTTCTGTAATATTTAATTGACTTAAAGGTACAAATCCGCCTACTAGTTGAGCTACTCCGTCTAGGGCTCCTACATCAGAAATTGGTACATATATATTTGGAAGAGAGTTGCCTAATCCTGCAACCGCTATATCTGTGTATTCATTTGCATCGGCCAATGCTGCAGAAGCTGAGCCAACTGGATCATAATTTACTGCTAGTCCATCTGCATATATCTGTGCGGCTGTTTGTGCTGCAGATGCTGAACCAAGCGAGTCGTAAACGGCAGAAAGAGCAGTAATTGCAATATCTGTATAGTCATTAGCGTTTGTGAGGGCTGTGCCAGCCGCAAGGTTTGCTACATCATCTGCATAGGTACGTGTAGATATAGTAGTGGTGTCTACAGATACAGTTAATGTATCTAATGAATCATCATAAAGTTTTGTTATACCAGAACCAGCAATAAGAACCGAATCAACTGCATCCATTACCGCTTCAGAATCAAACGGTTGGTCTTCTAGGGCCTTAACCCTATACTCTATAGAAGATGGGTCTGTTGAATTGTTTGTGCCTAATTTAGCCTGCAATGCCTCTATGGCATCGTTAGCGTCTGCGTGTTGGGCGGCATGAGATACGGCGGCAACCGAATCCGTTGGTTGCGGATTTAAAAAGGAGTCAAGCTCCTCTGGAAATTGTGTTGCCATTTACGTATACCTCTTTTCCAATTATACCCCAGTATTTGTTAGTAGATTACCATTTTCCTAGCGGGCAGGTAGCGTGTTGTAGTTTGGTTTTCATAACCATAAAGCATCCGCACTGCTTACATTGTTTTGTTAAATCTATGAGCTCTGGGCAGCCCTTACAAATGTCGTATCTCCTTTCCCCCTCTTCCTCTGTAGCATATTCAGTATTTGGATTTAACATATCCCAAGGCCTGGTATCTCCAAGTTTTTCCTTATACTGCTGCCACTTACTTTTTTCTGTCATTCGTATACTCCTGGAACTATAAATTGACCATCTTGATATAGCCAACCAGCCTCTGCTAATTCAGCATGCCTTTGAACATCCTTGTCAACTAAAACAAATTCTGGACTTGAAAGTAATGCAGCCTGCGTCATTTCGTTAGATAAAATTTGATCAACTGTTGTGTCAATCACAAATGATGTGCAGAACAGTCCATTTACAGATTCACACTCTAAAAAACTTGTTGCGTTTAATAGCTTATTAGCAATTTCTTCTTTTACACCAATAAAGAATGCTATCTGGCCATCTATAATGACTGCCACTTGTTTTGCTGATTCTCCTGCCGCAACTTTGGCTATTTTTACTCCTGGAATAAACCAGTCTTCTTCTTGTAAATTAATCATCTATAGATTATACCTTTTCTGTTAAATTTTGTAAATACCTTAAATTTACCCATAGCTTGCACAACACGTTGTTCTAGATCCATCTGAGTTATTGTTTGCTGTACAGTCTCCCACATTGTAGCATTGGAAGTAGTTATTGCTTGCTGGATTTGTTACATCATAACTCTTGCATTGATATTTATAAGATGTACATACTGGAGTTGGATTTGTAGACTGGCATGCAGGATATCCAGAAGTAGAGCATTGTCTAGAATATCCAGATCCAGATGCTGAATTATTAAATGTTGATGTTGAATATCCGCAATTTCCAACACCACCACCATTATAGGATTCAGTGCAATACCAAGTTGTGGATGGTGGAGGCGGAGTAGTATATCCGCAAGAGCCGTCTACCTGGCTATTACTTATAATAATTTGCTGATTGATAGATCCGCAACTATAGTCATATGAATATCCATCCCAAGATCCATTATTCAAAATTGTTCTTCTAGCGTTATATGGCCATGTTTGATAATTTACTGTATATGTTCCGTTACAATAACTTCCGCCACCTACTGGACTACTTCCTATTGCATCTCCATATGCTTGACATGGACCATAAGTAACTGTTACTGGAGGGGTACAAGATCTGGTTACAGAATAGCTTCCGCTTTCATTATAAGTATTTCCGCAATTATCTGTTCTACTTCTAGATGCTGCTGTTCCAGACTCTGTCCCAGATGGACAGTTTCCGCTCCATGTAATATTGCCATAAGACCATTCCGAATAAGATGTAATTGTGCATGCGGGTGGTGGCGCTGTGTATCCACACAAACCGTCTATTTGATTGCTGCTTGTAACAGTTAAAACATCTGTTGTTCCACAACCATCTGTTGAATATGAAGATCCATCCCATGAGCCATTAGAATAAATCTTTTTTCTTGTGTTATATCTATATGTTGTGCGCTCTTGATAAAAATTGCCAGAACATCCTGTACTATTGCCTAAATTCTGTATTGGGCTGCCGTATGTCTCACATGGTCCATATGTAATTACTGGAGCTGGCTCTACATAATTATAATAAATAAAAGGTACTGTTGAGCCAAGTGGTATGACTGTTCCTGCAGAAACAGATTGCTGGCTAATAAATAAATTTAACCCTGAAGTACTTGTTTCTTGTTGAGATTCTGAATATGTAAAACCTGCAGCCTGAATTGCTGCAATTGCTTGTGATCTTGTAAGCCCATTTAGATTTGGAACACTAAATTTTCTACTTCCACCTCTACCAGATCTTCTACGCATTTTAAGCGCTCAAATCGCCGAGTACAACCCATGAATTTAATGCTCGTTTAATTAATGTTGCAGAACTCCATTGTGTTCTTAATTTTAATCCAGGGGTAGCGTTTGGAGTAAATCCACTACCTGCTATAGTTACTTGAGAAGATTCAGTTTGTAAAACATCACATGAAAATCCAACTGGGAATGATGCAGAGTCTGATATTGTTAATGTGCCTCCGCCAGACATTTCAATTAACTTATCTAAATCAGTTGTAGCTAAAGTATATGAGCTAGACTGAGCATTTGTGTTAACATATAAATTTGTTTCAGATAGTGCTCTGTACCATACGCCACCGTGAGCAAAGAACATGGCACCTTCTCCATGAACATGAGCCCATCTGCCATGATTAGATGCGGCAGAAGGCAGTTCTGCTATAGTGCTATAAACTGGAATTGTAATTGAAGCATAGGTAAATCCAGAAGAGTCTAATTTAGAGTTTAGTGCTGTTTGCGTAGCGGTAGAAATTGGTTTATTTGCATCGGATGTATTATCAACATTTCCAAGGCCTACCATGGACGAACTAATTCCACTTACAGTACCTGTAAATGTTGGAGAATCTAACGGGGCCTTTGTGCCTAATGCTGTTGTAATAGTAGATGCATAAGAAGCATCATCATTAATTGCTGCCGCCAATTCATTAAGAGTATTTAATGTTTCTGGTGCTGTGTCTACAAGATTAGATACGGCTGTATTGACATATGTCTCTGTAGCATAACCAGCTAAATCTGGTATGGTTGGTTTTCCAGATAATTGACTATATGTAATATTTGGAATATCTCTGCCGTCAATATTTAATCTTTTTCCAGATCCAATTTCTGACCAATATAGTGTGCTTGATGTTGGAATACTTTCATTTTCATAATTAGCAACATATATCTTACCGCCATCATAAACTATATCTCCAATTAAATATCTTGTATTTTCTCCGCCTGGAAGAAGCGTATGGTTTGCTGTCCATTGAACTGCGCCCAATGCAATGTTTGGCTTGTCTGAAAGGTCATTATATGACCCGCTAAATAGTTCTGAATCTCTTGCTATTGATGGAGAGATTTGAGAATCTGGAACATAACCACCAACAAGTTGTGCAACACCGTCTAATGCGCCAACGTCCGACTGTGGGACATAAGAATCTCCAATAGAGTTTCCTAGTCCAGATACTGCTAAGTCTGTATATTCGTTTGCTGAAGCTATTGCATTTGATTGTGCTGTTGTTGCTGCACCAATAGCATCGTATGCTAATACTGTAGCATCTAAAGCTCTTTGATTTGTAAAATAAAGATTTGTAGTTCCCTCAAGAAGGTTGTCTGTTGTTGAGCCAGCCACCCCGTTTTGAGCAGTAATAGTTAAACCAGATCCATTGCCAGTAATTGTAAGATTATTTAAATTTGCATTTACTAATAGCTCTGCTGCTGCTTCTTTTGTACGTGACTCTGTCCAATATAAATTAGCTAGGCCCTCATTTAAATTGTCTGTATTTAATTCAGCAATTCTATCTGAAACAGATTGTTCTAGAGTAGACGTTAAAACTACATTTGGGCCAACGTCTAAAATCATATAGTTATCTACATCGTTATACTCTACGGTTATATTATTTCCTACCGAAACAAAGTTTGTCAGTGCGCTATAAATTGCATCTTGTGAAATTTCATCAATTTCAAATTTATTTAATGGAAGAAGGTCATTCCAAAGAGTTGTGCCATCACCTATTTTAATTACTTTAGATGTTATGTCATACCCAAGTTCTCCACCTGTTAAAGGTGTTAATGAATTACTCCACTGGGTAGTAGTTCCTCTTTTTATTCTTATTACTGGCATTATGGAGTACCGCCATCAATAACTCCAGAAGCTGGAACTTCATTAGATTGAACAGAAAAGATTGCTCCATCATATGTATGGATATGGTCAAGTATTCCAGTTATTGCTCCACCGACTGGATTCCAGCTAGAGCCATCAAAAAATCTTAACTCTTCTGAAATGCTGTTGTAATAAATATCACCTATACGTGCATTAACAGGGTTATCATCTAATACTACTGCATGAAGGGGAACTAATCTTTTTACAGACATTTAAGCCCCCTTTTTATCCTACGATAACTACTTTATATGCTCCAGAAGCAGGTGCTACTGTAAATCCTATTGTTACTTGGTCTGCAGTATTTCTTACAACATCAGCTTCTACTGTATCGTATGTTGATGAATCGTAAACTTGAACTTGAACTTCACGAGTTCCAAGGTTGTGTGTGATTGGATATGTTAAAGATGATGCATCACCAATTGTAGATACATACTTACGTGCTATATCGTGGTAATGTCCTCCAACAAGTCCTACTTGCCACTTATCTGCTGTCTCGCTCCATAGAAGCTCAGCATCTGCTTCAATTCCACGGTGTACAACAATTCCAGCATCCAAAGATGGTGAGTTGGCTTCTGGCATATCAGAGTTAAGGTTAACCTTATTATCTGAGATATTTACCTGTGTAGAATTAACTGTGTTAATTACACCAGCAACATTGAGATCTCCGCCAATGTTAAGGTTGTTCTCAATTGTTACATCTGATGGAAGACCAATTGTAATTGCAGCATTTTCTGTACCTGATCCAGAAACAGTAATTTCATTTTCTGTTCCAGAAATTGTTGCTACATAATTACCAGTTGTTTGTGTGGCTAGGTTTACATTTTTAATTGTTACATGGCCAGCTGTAACTGTAAAGTCTTCTGTTTCAAAAGATGCAATACCCTTATTGGTTGTTGATGCATCTTCTCCAGAAATTGTGATTGTATGTAGTGTTTCATCTGCTGTATAAGTGGTATCAATGCCTTCTCCACCAACAAACTTAACTGTGTCTGTTAGAAGATCTAGCTTATAACCACCATGTGCATTATCTGCACCTAAATCTAGTTGTGTTGCTACGTCTACTGTGCCTGCTGCAGTTAAACGACCCTGTGCATCTACTGTAAATGTAGGAATTTGTGTTTGTGAACCATATGAGCCAGGTGTTACTGCAGTATCATCAAGTGTTACTGTTGTTGTACCAGCCAAATCATTGTAGGTTGTTGTTATTGCTGTTCCGCCTAGAACAGAAGATCCAATTACATCTTGAATAACTTCTGCGGATGAACCCATAGGCATCCATGGACCATCTGGTGCAGTCAGTCCATTGTAGTAATAAAGAATATTATCTTGTGTGTTGTAATAAATCTGTCCAGTAACTGCAGCTGACGGTGCAGAGCTTAACCCCTGGATGCGGGCATTCTGAAGTTCATTCTTGTTAAGATTGATATCAGTTACAAATAATCTTGCCATTTTCTACTTCTCCCTTAAGACAGATATGCTGTCCCACCGAATGGTTGAGCCATAGTCAGTGTAATTTTGTTAATACTATTATAGTCTATTCCAGTTTCTAATATGTCGCCTGCGCTATTTTTGACAGTGACATTTGGGTTGTAGCCCATATTATGGGTTATTTCAAGAGCCCAGTAGGTACCCTCATTTGTAACCTGATTAATTGAAAATGGATATGTTAGCGTACTTGTGCTTAGTAGGTAATTTGTTGCTCCAGCCCAAGATGTTTCTTGAGGTTTTGGGCCATAGAATCTTGTTGTTTGCTTGTCATAGTAGAAGTCGCCTTCTGTGCCAAGATTATCTGCTGGTGCGCCATTCCCATTGAGAATAGTTTTACCTCTAGGACCCTGAATTCCTGCAGTCGGAATTATTACCTTATGTACATCTTCGACTACAACAATTTTTTCTGTCATTAGATAGTTACCGATCTGCTTAAAGTAAAGAATCCTTCAATAAGCTTTGTTTTATTTGAATTAGAGTCTACTATCATTAGGTCATAAGATGATTTTGGATAAAAGAGTTTATTAGTTTGTGTTGGTGTCATTTTGCATGTTAACTTTCCATTTGGCGCATCTATTACGATTCCACCATTTGGTGATGTTAATGTAAACGCTAGCTTTGAACCACCCTTGGTGTCTCTAACCTGCATTTTAGCTGTAGCGCCATCTAAATCAATTGGATTACCATCAGCATCTTTATATTCTACAATAAAAGAAAAAGTGGTATTCTGATCTACTTCAAAATTCTTTTGTCCTGCCATTTGCCAAATCTCCTAAATAGGAAAACTCCTATGCCCATTTTAGCATAGGAGCCGTCCTAATTGATTTTAGTTTTTACTTCTTAGTAAAGCCAAAAGATGGCTCATTTGTATTTAGAGCCTTCAAAATAACGGGTAGCACTGCTGCGAGTCCGCCCTTAATTAGGTCTCCTGGGTCAGTATTTCCAGTCATGTAAAGAGCAATGGTTGCACCTAAAAAGTGACGACCATAGCTTGACAATGCTGCGAGAATTTTCTCCTGCATAGTTACCTTTCCATCATTGTTAAGATCTTGTTTCATTAGATCCTCCTATTTCTGGGCATTGTGCCCAGGAATT